GCCTCTTTAATCGTTCCAGGATGAGCTCGAACTGTACTCAAAATCGGCCAAAAGCATGATATCAACTTACCATAAAGGAACTTGTTGGATACACATCTAAAGGAGACTCTGATAGCACCTCGAAACATCCTGAAATCTTTGATCTTTTCTTGAATAAACGCTTGATCAAATAGCGCTTTTGGAAACTGATAAGTCGCTTTTAGGGTGTTCGCTCCATCGGATGAGTTCCACGTGATAGTTGGTAAACTAAACTCACGTTGGATGACATCATCAAGAGTGAATATCTCCATATTACACGATCTTTGCGGGTCTAGCAACGTTTGCTGATCCATGGCCCCAAGAGAAGTTGGTGCAGCATCCTGATACGTTCCCAACTGAACATCCTGAGTGGGTGTAATCTTGTTTGAGGCTCTCTCTGTCATATCAACGTTGTCTGTAGACTTAACATTTTCCATTGAACCAGATTGAGTTTCAAATTCCAGTTGAACACCACCCGATTGAGTTTCGATCTCAGCAAATGCTAACCATCTAATTGAATTTCCTCGGGCATACCAGTCCACCATTTTAGTTCTGGTGGTATCATAGCGCATGTCATGAAACTCAAACCAGCTCCTACGTGATAAGGTGAGATACGCATGTTCTGGCAACATGCCGACCTTGAGAATAACTTCCAAGATCTTATCAGTATACTTTCGATAAGTAGCAATATCGAAATGAGACATCTCAAGAAAGTATGATAACACTGTACTGCAAAAAGCAGAATTTGTTATATCACTACCTCTTTTCCAATATGTCATTTCAATGATTGTCTGAAGCTCAAGAGGAGCTTGATACTTTGAGTTGAGATAGTAGAATCTTCGCCCCAAATATCGAATCGTCTGCATATTATCGACCGGATCATTTGTCAATTCCTTAGAAAAATGAGTATAATCCATGCCAAATCTACGCAAGAAGTGATGGCGTAAGTCAGAGCATCGCAAACCTTCTCGGTTAACTCCAATAATGTTATCATCACCGTACACAGACATCTCAAATTCACTATCAGATAAAAGGATATCTTCGGTCAACACCATATAACAGATAATGATATTGCAAATCGAGTTGAAAATCGATGTAATTGGATTTCCAGAGGGATTTCCACCTTTGGTAGAATATTTAAATTCCTCACAAACGCGAGTTCCATTCCAAAAATGCTCGAACAACAATGTTCGCACTCGATTTCCAACTTCATCTTCACCATACCAATTGTTAATAAACTTGAGTGCAGATTTACAAACCATGGTTGGAATCGATGCATCATAATTCACAAAATCACCTGAAATTATTGATTTACCAAATCTATTAATGCGCTGGTGTAAAATAGTCCAATCAAGAGAGTGAACGTTTAATCCAACTGCAATTGGGCTAGAATCAGCCATCTTCTGAATATGCGTAACCAAATCCAAAGTATATTTCCGAACCAAGATAAGGAAATGTAAGGGACAGCTCGTAAATAATCGAGTTTTACCTTTCATAACTTTCTCTATGGGACGAGTCTCATCCTTAAGTGTGTCAGACCAAATTACTTCAATCTGCTCACCTCGAATTAGACTTTCTTCCATTTCTTGATCTTGCTTCAAGAATTCTGGTTGATACACATATCTATTATCATGCTTGCTAATATATGGACTTTTTCCTTTCTTAGCATGAAGCGAGTATGGATATCCTGGTGAAGTGCCTCCAACAATAGATGGAATGCCCTCCTCAGAATTTCCGTTCAACGCCTCTTCGTACGACATAATACGTGCGTCTCGTTTGGGCGGATATTTGCAGCGCAAATATTCCAGTGCTCTCTCGTCTTCATACTTAACAGTAGGTATGTATTCCATTTGTTTGAGCTTTGACATCGCAACTGTCAACGGATCAATGAGAATTCCATTGTGTTCAAAAGGAACAAAACGCGCAGGTATAACCGTCGTCGGTCCATTCCACTCAAAAATTGGAGATTTTCTGATCCTCGTGCGTCGCGGGATATGGTGGGCTTGTGAAACTGGCAATTGAATATCAATTTCTAGGGGGATACGATGTGAGCTCTGTGTTTCCATCGAGGCATCCTCAGCATCCTGAATATCATCAATAAATTTGATATCGTGAACTAAGTCATCTACGAATTCTTTACACATAAGAGCAGCTACTCCACAAACTTTCGAATTGCCTTTCTTGACCGCACCAACGTGCATTCCCATAATTTTAGGCCCATGCACTGTATTAACAATCGCGGGACAACCAGAAAAACCCTTAAGACAATCGCCTATGTAGGTCATTCTATCCTCTACGAGGAGAATTTCACCTGCGACTTCATACGTAACTTTGCCAGAGTATGGAATACGATTATATTGTCGTATCAGAATCTCATTTTCAAATCCAATACCAACTTGGTAAATCTCCTGGATTGGACCTAAAGATTGCATATGGCTCGCTTCTACAAAATACTTGTATAGGGCTGGCGGCATTGGAATATTAGTAGGCAAGTGGAACACAGCTATATCTTCATTCTCCACACGGAAGACTTCAGGTAAGTTGTTAATCTCATACCGTTTGCCTATAAAATGAATCCGCATACAACAATCTTTGCCTACTTCATCATAGTACATAATACTATGAGCCGGAAGCATCATCATTCGATCCTTGACGTGAAATCCAATTCCAAATTCTCCTTTATCTTCTCTGCCGCGCTCCCAAATTTCAATACAGGCAACGCCAGGCGCAAGAGAAGTTCGCAATGCTCGAAAAAAGTCGATTGTTGCATTGTGAGGAATAAACTCAGAAATGGTGGAGATAGTGTTTCTACCTCGACCACGACCACCTGTTCCAGCCTTTGCTCTGACTTTACGAGCTCTATACTCTACATATGCTTGTTCCTTATCTATACGATTTTTATCAGGGGTGTGAGTTTCAAAGCCAGTTGAGAATTGCTCTAAAATAAATGGCAAAGTAACTAACATGACCAGAAAAACAAACCCAATAACATACCATTTAAAGTATGGAGAATTTGCCCAATCACATAGTTGAAGCTGTAAAATCTTAACAAACCATTCTGAAGCATCAGGAGGTCTCAAAGTATCAGTTAATTCCAAAGAACCATTCTGATGCTCAAAGTCTTCCTTGTCATCTTCAACATCAGCGACAACAATCTCTTCGTGTACAAATCGCGGAATACCAAGCTCGTCGAGTTTATTTCGAATAGTATCAGCAGTTCGCGATTGTTGGAGTAATCTACCATCACGTTCAACACGCATTCGATGCACTAGCGCAGCAATTTGGTATGGATTAAGCCACTTTCCGACTTCCCCGGGATAAGTATCACATTTTGCAACATAAAACCTATTCTCGTCTACATCAACATGTGATGGACGACTCCTTTCTAAGACAAGGTGAAATCTCTTTGTAAGCGCTTTTGGTTCCTTAAGACCAACGTCCCACTGGGCAGTGTCCCAGCGCGTATCTAAAGTATAGTTTGACGTAAGAAAAACATACTTAGAATCGAAGAACATAGTGCCTTTGCTACCAAAAGCCATATTTAAATTAAATGGCGAGGTATTAATCATATCGATGATTCTACCAGCTTCCATTTGTAGAGCCTGTCTACTGGCAATTTTAAAGATATCATCTCCGACGACATATTTTTGATAAGCATAACCCTCCCAATAGGGGCTATCACTCAACAAAAACGACTGTTCGTTGGAAAAAGACTCTCCATCAATCTCACCAATAACTTGTTTAACTCTCTCGACGCAAGGGCTCTTTCCTGATCCTGGTTTTCCAATGATCAACATGCAAACTGGTTCAGGTCGCTGTTTAGCTCCTTTAACGTAAATCAAAGCTAGTGAATTTAACTCAACTATGATTCGAAATTCAACACTAAAAGCGCGCTGTATAAATCCAGGCATGGATGACATTCGAGCATGATTACTCATTCTTTCAGCCCTTGCATAGGTGTCAAAGACTTGTTGTATAAGAACTTTATTGCCACCAAGCTCATTTCTTCTGTTGTTACACTCTCGAATAGAAGATATAATATCGACTACATCGTTCGAATAACATTGAAACTTAACATCACACGGATCATAACCGAATTTTGCTCGTAAGCCAGTACGCAACATGATTGACAATAACTGCGCTTTAGAACTCAAATCGTTTTGAG